TCTAAACTTGGAGAGATTGCATTAAGCTCTTTAGTAATCATATCTATATATCTCTGATGAACATTAAATTTGAAATCCGTTATATTACTAACAGCTAATCCCAAACTTGCATCTGAGTTTGTCTTATATACAGTTAGATCATTATCAAGTCTTTCTTGTAATTCCTCCACAATATATTCATTTACTGTATTCATTCTTAAATACCTCGTGTAATTTAGTCTATTAAGACTGTGTTTTTAAGGGGTAGTAATAAATAAGAAGTGATAATATAGTACATATCACTTCTTATTTATATTTATAAAAATAATCGGAATTGTCCTTTATTGATATTTGATACTTCTGATTTATCTTTATTACTTATCAATGTATTTAAAGATGATTGAATATAGAATAGAATACTTTGTAGATAATAATTAACTGATGTTTCCATAAATTCTATACTATGAGATTTAACATTAGAATTTTCATAGTTAAAAGAATCTATAAGTGATTTTACATTCAGTTTATATTTCTTAATCGTATTTGCTATATCACATAAATAATCTATATTATTCTTTAATATACATACACAAGTAACTTTATCATCACCAGTCTGTATAAATAATCCATCTATAAATGATTTATCTTTCTCTTTAGCATTATTTAATTCACTATTAAACTTATCAGCTGTTTCTGTATCAGTATCATCTATAGATAAAACTTCTCTAATAAATTTTATCATTCCATTAAAATATTCGTTATAGGTTTCTTCAGATAATCTTATATCTTTAATTTCATATCCTATATTTAACTCTAATGTGTCAGGTAACTCATACAACTCATGAATAGTTTTCTTTCCAGTATTCATGAATAAATTGATTACATCCAATCTTTTTTGCTCAGTATCACTGAAACCATTTTTATCATAACTTCTATCTACCATTTTCTTATTTTCCTTACCCCTTAATTATAGTAATTCAAAATCAGAGTTAGATACTTCGTCTTTAATACTATCTATAGTTAATGATTTATTATCATTCTTTGTTTCTTTAATAGTAGTATTAACAGCTTTATCTGATTTAACTCTAATAGTATCTGATAACTTTCTTAATGTCTTGACTAACTTCTCTTGTTTAGCAACTATTTCTTTCTTCTTCTGTATAGTAAGAGCTGAGTTTGCTTCTACACAAGTTTTACTCATCTCCATAAATTGAGCTTGGATATCTAACTGCTCTGATATATTTCCTCTAAGGTAATATACTTGGTATACTACTGATCTAGTTACTGGTATAATAGCAATTGCTGCTGTAATAACGGCTGCTATTCCAATAGCCGCAGTTGTACCAATAAAATTATCTTTAGATGTACACATAGCATCTAACATCTTTCTGTAATTAACACCTTGAGTATCACATACAGTATTAAACTTCTTTAACTGCTCAAAATAAAATTCATCTGCTCTTAATTTATTATTCTTAATAGTAATAACCATAATTTCTTGATCTGGTCTTTTTACATATTCTACAAATGAATAAATTAATGAAGTTGTAGCTTCTACACAAAAATATACATAACTATTATATTCCATAGCTATATATTCATTTTTAAACTGAAATCCTTTTTGGTATGCTATAGACATACTTGAAATATTATCAATAGCTTTTAATATAATATTAACATATTCAAGAACTTCTTTATTTTTATTCTCTACTGCTAGAGCTTTAATAGTATTAAGGGTTCCTTCCATTGCAGAATAACCCTCATAATCTTTAATAACTCCTTTTGATAATGGTATACTACCAAAATTTATATGCTTCTTATCAATTACTGACTGAAATAACTTTTCTTCAAGTTTCCTTGTTACTGGAGAATTAACATCTTCCAATACCATTCTAAGATATTTAGTTTCTCCATAAGACATTTGTTCATTTTCAGAAAGTATTTTCATTGATTCATAATACGGATTATAAGCCATAATAAAAAATTCCTTTCATTATAAAAAAAATTATCTTGAAATCATTCTTCCTATTTCTTTTCCAAGTTTATTAGAATTCATAGCATTATCTCTTTCAAGAGTTTCTATTGCATATGTCTGATATGTCTGGTCTCCATCATAAAATACTGATACCGTGCCAGAACCTTCATCCATTATAACAAATGCCATTAAGAAAAGATTATTCATTAACATTCTTACGATAGCATCTCTTCTAATATCAATTCCATACTTATTCATTAATACATCAGCTTCGTATGATGATATAACTACTGTAGCATTTGGAATTATAGCGTGAGGAACTGTGAAATTAGTCATACCAAGTTTCTTATTCTTTAACTTCTGCAATGTACCAAAGAAAGGTGATTTACCTTTTACTTTAGTAGTATCATATTTAATTTCATCTAGGTTAAGAATAATATCTTTAAATAGAGAAATTTCACCAGTAGTCCATCTTAAAAATTTAAAGAGTAGAGATTTATTCTCAACTCCTCTTTTTAAATTATCTACCATATCATCTGTTTGTACTACATGCATTATAGTCTTAACACCAACTACAAAATCCATATATTGTACAAATTCTTTTTTATCATTAACTGCTACAAGTCTTACCTGTACTCCAAGAGGAACCATATCATTAGTTTTCTTAATATCTCTATCAAGTAACTGAGGAGGTTTAACTCCACCCGATATTCTTGATAAATCTGATTGTCTCTTAATGTTACTATTACTATTAGATCCGCTTTGAGCAGTTATAAATCTATCAATAATATCAACATTATCAGCTGTAATATCTTCATAGAATGCTTCCAGTGGTCTCATATCATAATCAGATAAATGCTCTTGTAGTAATTCTCTATGACTCTCCAATATTGATCTATTAGTTATATTACCAACATTAAATACTACTCCATAAGAATTATCTTTACTCATATAAAGTTTATAAGTACCATCTTGTACTTTTTCCATATATGAATCAACATCTTGAGGATCTACTAAAAGATCTTTTAAAGAACCTTCTAACTTAAGATTCTGGTGCATCTTTCTAAGATAATCTAAAGGAGTGGGATCTATAGTAATATCAACCATTGAATTCATCGATAACCAAGTCTGAGTAAAACTAGCATAAACTTTATCCAAAGTTCTTGACATAGTATTTGCCATATCTAATGGAACTGAATCAGCAATCAAACATGGAAACTGAAAAGTAGAATCCTTAGCTCCTCTGGTTATTGATTTGGTATTCAACTTAACAGAATTTATCTGTGTTGCTAATTCTGGTCCTTTACGCATTACATTTAAAATGTCGTCAATAAAACCCATAATTGTTTATTTCCTTTCATTTACTGTAAATTTATCTATTTGTTTCGGGGTAAGGATTTTCATAGAGAAAAAAAAAGAATAGGAAAATTAATCCCTATTCTTATTAATTTAATCTTTCCTTCTTGAAATATTTCTATCATTAATGTAAGTATTCGTTATCTTCTCATTGATATTATTAGATTCTACTTCATTAGTTGATTCTTCTACAATATATCTATTAACGAAATCCCTTGCATTAATATTATTAATAGTTGTCTGAAAGCTATTTAATACATCGAGCAATTCGATTATTATTTCTTTTCCAAGAGATTCATCTATTTTAATATAAGTATCATATATTCCCAATAATTCTTTTGATGGAGAATAATATCTACCAGTTTTATACTTACAATCAAAATGAATATGATCTTTAAATACTGATAAGTGATATGTTTTATTAGTATTATCTATATCAACTTTCTGTATAGCTGATGTCACATCTACAACATATCCCATATTATAAAGATCAAATATTATACTATTTATTTCTATCATATGAGTATCACCATACTCTATTATTCTATATCCCATACTATCCACCTTTATTAATATAACCAATTATAATATTTTTCTATAAATCATTCCAGTCATACTTATCACCTTTTTTATCTATATATTCAGAATCCCATACATTATATAACTCAAGAAAATCTCTCAATCGTTTACCATTTATTGTAGTATCAAATGTATCTATTGTATATATGATTTCATCAAGTATGCTCTGTATTATATCTGCTTTAAATATAATACCATCTTTATTAATTTCTAATAATGTATTATAAAACTTGAGAATAGAACCTGATGTAAATCCTATAACGTTAATTTTATCTTGAGTAATAATCCACTCATATCTGGTTAGGTTACCAGAAAATGCTCTATGCACTGCTGATGTTATATCTATAGGTTCATCTTCTGAATATCTCATTCTCATAATATCACTATCTATTGATATTTTCTTATTATCAAATAATACCTTATTCATACCATATTCTCTTACATACTTTACTGCATCATTCATTTTTTTACTCCTTTATAATACAATTTTTAATAACCTAAGAATTAAATAAAAATTATAAGTAATATCTAAATTATCCTTTTCATAATATTTATCAAATTCAGCATCTTCTCCAATTACTTTAAATATTGACTTATTATCGAAAGTTCTATAATAACCAATATCTAATTCTTTCCATTTATACTGATCTATAAAAGTTTTAATCAATTTTACACTAGATATATTATCTCCAGATTCAATAGACTTTATATATCTTGATATAAAATTAATAAGATAGTCTTTATGCTTCTCATAATTTTCATCACTTAAACCTTTAATATCTATCTTACTACTATTATAATAGAATTCAATATTTCTACCTAAATAGATATATGAGGTATAACTATTCTTAGGTCTAAAGTTAATATACTCTCCAAATTTCTGGAACTTACAAAGTTTGCTAGTAAATATAGCATCTTTCTTAATAGATATAATGTCATTATTATCTAGCTTATTAGCTTCAAAAAATAATCTTCTAGCTTCTACAAATGCCATTTTTAATCCATTAACAAGATCTTTATTATTCCTTTGCAGTTTACCGATAGATACTTTTCTTGTATCTTTATCTTGATTAGATAATTTATCTATAGTAGATTTATCTAATAGCTTATACTCTTTAATTAATGAGAATCCCGCATCTTTCATATCATACTCAAATATATCTGTATTAAAAAGATACGGATTATTCTCATTAATATATAAATCTCTATCATACATAAATTAATCCCCTAGGAGAAATAATTCTATTGACTCAATCATTTCTTCTTTTACCATTCCTACTTCATACAAACCTTCTTTCTTAAGTATCTTTATTAATTCTTTCTTCTTCATTTTCTTATATTTCCTAAGCTTATCATTTTTTCCTTCTTTTATATTATGATTATCCTTTGCTTCTTTTAAATACTCATTACATATAGATAATACCTCTTTTCTATTATATTTTATTAGAGGTATTAATCCTAAAGAATAATATTTATAATCATAGCATGGATAACCAAAATGAATATAGATAAATTCTGATAAATATTCTAAGAAATGCATATTTTTTTCTTCTTTATAAGTATCTAAGAAGACTATATTAAATTTCTCTTCTATAGAACCTTTAATAAGAGTAGCAAAGAAAGCTTCATTACTCTCTAACTGACTAAGATACTTTTCTTTAAATATCTCATTAGTCATTGAAGAACATACTTCTGGATTTGGATAAAGAATATTTCTAGCTTGAATAATATTTTTATATTCACCAGATGAATATATTCTGGAACTTACCAAGACATACTGACATTTCAGTATGTCTTGGTATTTTTCATGTCGAAGAAATAAATTCTGAAATACTTTTGAATTAGTATAATACAACATGATTCATCACTTCTTCTTTGGTTTTCTTATTATTGGAATACTACCAAGATCATCAAAATCTAAATCATCTCCAGTTGATTCTTTTACAGTTATAATTTCTTCTGGTTTATCTTCTATCTCTACAAATACTGCATTATCTGTAGGAGGTATTGCAGACGATTCCATATTCTTCTTAATATCTTCTACATCAATAACTATAGGTTCAGGTTCAGTAGATGTTTCAGATATTGGAGATATAGTCTGAATAGTTTCTTTTGGTTCTTCTATTAGCTCATTTATATCATCATCACTAACATCTATGTCAGTATCGTCGTCGAATAAATCATCGTCATCATCTGATGTGTTACCTACTGGCTCATCATCATATCCTTCCAGAACATCTTTGACCACACTGTATATATCAAATAGTGATATGATATAATTACATCCCAATATCTTATCTGTTATTTTATCATTATCTATTATAGTATTTACATCTGATGCCAATATATTAAAATATTCATTTACATTGTTATATTTACTATCATAGAAATTAGCAATATTAGAATCTGTTCTACATCTATCGTTTGCTTCTACTATAAGATTTTGATAGTCAGATTGAGATGAAACATACTGTGCTCTTAGATTAGCTACAGAATCAGTATCTATTATATAAAGCTTATATATTTCATCACTCTCATCATATATGATCTTAAATCTACTCTTATCATAATTAGTAACTGATCTCTTATTTAATTCATTAACGATAATTCTAATATCATCAACCATTGCATATGGCATCATATTAAAAGTAACGAAATCTATAAACCCATTTGATATAGACTTAAAAGTACCTACTTCAAAATCTTCAGGTAATCTATTTGAATCTATTGGTAATCCAATTCTTTCAATACCATCTGTTATAAATAGATATTTTAACGAGTCATCTATATCAAATTTAATTTCCCTAGATGGAGCATATGAAACAAATGCATCTTCTGATGTATTATTAGTTACTAGCGTTACGGTTTTACCCCTTTCCTTTAGTAATGGTATATCGATTTCATCATAATACTCATCATCCAAATCATCGTAATTATTAGATTTTCCATTATTGAGTTTATTACCAATCATACTAAATAATTGACCCTCAAAATCACTATTATTATTGATAAAAAGATCATTTTTCTTTCCAGCAATAAAATCATCAAAGTCTTTTAATGCTTGCTGTTGCTCATCATATGATAAGTCCCACATATCTCTATTCTTATTTTTGTTTTTCTTCTTGCCCATTTTAAAAACTCCTTTAAATTATAATTTTCCTTGTAGTAATAATTCTTGGCTAGGAGGGTTATCCCAGTCTTGATAATTATCTTCAAGTTCTTCATGAACTTTCTTTTTATATTCGCTTATTATATCAGAATCCTTTTTAGCTTTCTTTTTAATTTTACTATTTTCAAATTCTGGTACTAGTTCTACTTCAGATACTGGTTCTTTTAAAACATAACCAAGTTCAGTTATATCACCAATTTCTGCTTCTTGTTGTTTCTTACTTATCTTTCTTCGTAATTCTCCAAATGTATATTTTCTACCACAATTTGGGCAAACTAAATTAACAAAGTTACTATCATATCTGAGAATAGACATGTCATCACATTCACAGTTGAATACATTATATTTTACATTATAGATATATGCAAAGTCTAATATACAAATAGTGCCATCTACTCTAGTTCCCCAATTGGTATAATTCTTACTTGTTACTCCAACATCACCAATTAAGAATTGATTAGATATTAAATTAAGTATATCTTTCATCTCATCTTGATATTGATGAAACTCCTGTAATGTAAATATATTTACATATTCAGTTACTGCTATTAAACCATTTGGACTGCACTCATATACTTTAACTACATATGGTTGTAGATTCTTGGTATATAGGAATTCTCTTTTATTATCAATCATTCCATCTTTATCCAATGCTATTTTAACAGCATACCCATCTATCAAAACAGCCATTCTATTAGTACCAGAACCCAATGTAGTATATGGTACATTGTAATCATTTAATAATTCTTTAATATACAGATTCTTTGTATTATTATTGATATCTGTAAGCATAGTTACTTTCATGATATCTAAACACAAATCTTCATTAAAGTTTTCTAATATCAATGATCGTTTTGTTCCATTCATGATTATCCTTTCTTACATATCCCAAGTACTATTTAATACTTTACTATCATCTTTAGTTTCTTTATCTATTTCTTTCATAGCTTTTTTACCCTTCTTCTTAAGCTTCTTAGCTTTCTTTTTATTCTTCTTTACTTCTTCTTCATCATAGTCATCTCCCAATTGTCTCCTTTTCTTTGCTTCTTGTAACTTAATTAGTTTCTTCTTAATTTCTTTCTCTTTTCTTATCTGCTCTTTTCTTATTCTCTCAAGTTTCTTAGCTCTCTCTTTATTACCAAAGAGATTTCTAATATCCCAATTATGATTTTCAAGAGCTTTCTTTAATTCAATAGCATCAATCTCTTCTTGAGTCTTTAACTTACCATTATACTGCTTCTTTATCTGAGTTCTTTCCCATTCATCCAATTTAGCAAGATACTTATAATACTCAGTATCATTTGTCATATCTCCCTTGAATACTGGCATCTTTGATAAGAATACTTCTTTACTTCCATCATACTCATCAAGATTATCAAAGTCTTCCATAAGCATATTTGATATATAACCAGACATTCCAATTTTAGAACCTCTTTTACTCTTCTTTTCAATTTCTTTGAAGAGATTACCTAAATCTGGTAATGCTTTGATAGATTTCTTCATTTCCTTTTTACTTATAGGAACTATCATTTTATCTGGAATATCATCATCATCAGTATAGAATCCGGAAGGAACACAGAAATATTCATCATCTCCATCTTTCTCTTTAGCTATGGCAGTATCAATAGCTTCTTGTTCTTCTTTAGTGAATAATTCTTCAAAAGCATCATCTAACTCTTCTTTTGTATATACCTCATGATCATCTTTCTTTAAGAAATCTTCTGCTGGTGCATCTGATAAAATATAATCTAATAGATATTCTGTATCTACTGATCTTCTACCAGCTCCTTTAAATTCAGGTAATACTAAACCCTTTATCCATATCTTACCCTTAAAGAATAATTTCTTAAATTTATCTGGGCTATAAACAAAATTATCTTGTGCTACTAAATCTAAGCATTTCAATGCTTCTCTCATAGCTTTGATATAATCAGGAAACTTCCTGAATTTATGCTTATACTTAGAGAAAGATTTAAATGCTTCGTAGTATTTAAACTTCTTCTTTCTTTCTTCTTCAGATAGATGATATTCATCACCAAACTCATGAACTACTACTTGAGAGAATTCTTGTTTAATCATTTCCTCTCTTTCTTTCTTGAGCTTCGGTAATTTTGCTCTTACTATATCAATAGTTATAGATGGTTCTTTTTTAACCTGTTCTCCAGTATCCTCATCAATTTGATATAGTTTATCATCACTATCATCAACCATTATATTAATCATTAATAAAACCTCCTTACTGAAAAATAATATATCAAAATATCTACATATTAGTAATTGATGATTAATTAAGCCGATAAATTAAATTCTACATGTAGTGTACTTATTATTGAGTACACTACATCTATTTTACTTCAATTCCAACGGCTTCCTTAGCTAATCTATCAGCTTCTTCATTACCTTCTATACCAGAATGACCTTTTACTTTGATAAAATTAATTTCTATCTCTTTCTTTCTCTCTTGAATAAAATTATAATAATCTATAGTACCTTTCTTATTTCTTTTCCATTCCCCTGTTGCCCATTTCTCAATACCAAGATAATCATAATAAATATCTATAGATTTATAATCCCTATCAGTTGCATGATAGATAGCTAATTTTGCTCCTAATATCTCACCAGCAACATTTCTCATACTAGCTAATTCTGGATCATCATCTTTAGCTTGTATAATTATTTTAGTCTCTTCATTTCCTTCTTTATGTATTAGAAATCCTCCACATCCATATACTCCAGTTTTTGTATTAAAAGACCCATCTACATACGCATAAGTTTTACTATCCATTTTATTTTCCTTTCTATGTAAAAATAAATAAGATAGATATAAAATATCTATCTTATTAAATTATGCAACCATAATCTCATCTTTAGATGTTGGTTGCTTTTCCAATTCATCAAATTCATCTACTGATATATATGTAAATTCTTTAACTAGAGCATCAAAACTATCATTAGTCAAATTTGATGTCTTTTCTAATTTTCTTTCTATCTTATCATATATATCTTCAGATACATATGGCTCATATTCTCTTAGAAATTCTGAATAATTACCATAGCACATATTTAATGGTACAAATACTTTAGTAGAATTATGAACCATCTCATGTGCAGTTTTAGATAATGGTACTAATCCAACCATATTCTGATAATGTATATCCATTACTTCATCAGCTATATCTAAAGCATTAATCTCTAAACCTTCTTCTTGA